AATGACATGGATGTGGTTTACAATGGCAGTTGTACATTTCTTCCTTAACGATTGTGGGTGTAAAAAATAATGCAACATTTTTATGATGGACAAATTAGAAGGTATATTACACAGTTAGTAAGACTGTTTAGTAACTTCTCTTACAAAGATGGTGATGGAAAAATAGTCCGTGTACCTGTAATGTATGGTGATATAACTCGTCAAGTTGGGCATATACTAAAAGATAATTCAGAAAATAAAATACCTAGTGCTCCTCGAATGGCAGTTTATATTACAGGATTAGAACAAGATAGATCACGTACATCAGACAGTTCTTTTACCAGCAAAGTGCATATTAGAGAACGTGCCTATGATAGTGAAAACAAAGAATACTTAAATACGCAAGGTAAGAATTACACTGTAGAGCGTATTATGCCAAGTCCTTACACACTAACAGTAAATTTAGATATTTGGTCAACTAATACTGATCAAAAATTACAATTATTAGAACAACTATTAATGTTGTTTAACCCAAGTCTTGAAATACAAACAACTGACAATTATGTTGATTGGAGTAGTTTAACAAGTGTAGAACTTGCATCAACTAATTTTAGTAGCAGATCAATACCAATTGGTACAGAATCAGATATTGATGTAGCAACATTAGGATTTACAACACCTATCTATATTAATTTACCTGCTAAAGTTAAAAAACTAGGTATTATTACAAATGTTATAATGAGTATATTTGATGAGTCTAATGGTACTATTAACTTAGGCACTAGTCAACCTGAATTGAGAGCATTTAGTGATAGTCCAGAAGAACGCCCTGCAATGGACAAACAAAAAGACAGAGTAGTAAGAACTGGTATTGATATTGGTGTTACAACTTATAGAGATTATGATATGGTTGTAATGAATAATATAGCACAAATAATTGACAAAGGAAAAGCTGGTGCAGTTACTTGGACTAAGTTAATTGAAGCATTGCCTGGACAATATAGAGCAGGTTTATCACAACTACAATTACAACGTAAATTAATAGACGGTGAACAATCTAGCATTAGTGTAAATGGTACAGTTACAATAAACACATTAGATGAAAGTCAATTAGTAGTTGATTGGGACGTAGATACTATTCCTACTAACACAACATTAAATAGTCCATCAGGTAGAAATAATACAGGATCAATAGACTTTATAATAGACCCTGGCAAATACAATCCAACAACTACTAAAACACCTGGATTACGATTGCTATTATTAGGAGCAATTAATACAAGTAGCAACGTAGGTACCGCAGGATATGATGGTCCAGATGCTTGGAAAAATGCAGATAATACAGACTTTGTTGCAGGTGAAAATGATATTGTAGAATGGGATGGCAGTGCTTGGCACGTTGTATTTGATGCTAGTGCAGATCCTGGTACTGAAACAAAATATGTAACCAACCTAAATACCGGCGTACAATACAGATGGACCGGAACAGAATGGATACTTTCATTCGAAGGCGAATACCGAAAAGGAACCTGGCGCCTGGCACTTTAAAATAAGTACTTGCATGAGTCAAGAGATTATTTGTAGTGGTGCATTATTCTATTCAATAAAAACTAAACGTTTTTTGCTATTACATCGTGCCCAAAGCAAACAAAAAAATGTATGGGGATTAGTAGGTGGTACTAATGGTAAAAACGAATCACCTTGGCCTGCATTACAAAGAGAAATACATGAAGAGATAGGTGAAGTTCCTAATATTGTAAAAACTATTCCGTTAGAATCTTTTATTAGTACAGACGATAAGTTTAGTTTTCATACATATCTTGTTATTGTGAAGGAGGAATTTTTACCTAATTTAAATAATGAACATGATGGTTATGCTTGGGTAAGTTATGGCAAATGGCCAAAGCCTTTACACATGGGATTACGCAATACATTACAAAGTAAAACTAATCAAACAAAGTTTGAGACAGTTTTTAGTTTAATAGGATATTTAGAAAATGAAGCAACTTAAAGATATTACTATTGTAGGTGGCGGATCAGCCGCATGGTTAGCGGCCGCTTATATTAGGAATAACATGTGGGATGTCCCTTTAACAATAATTGATAAAGAAGTAGGAACACCTATCGGAGTAGGTGAAGCAACTGTATTAACCTTTCCTTCTTTTCTTAGAGAATGTGGATTAGCTGTAACTGACTGGTTTAAACAAATAGATGGAACATATAAATCTGGAATCAACTTTCCAGGTTGGAAGAAACCTGGTAATACTGTATGGCATCCTTTTTATCTTAACAGATCATATATTGAACAAGCAATGACACAATATGATGTTTGGGCAGATCTAGGCAAGCGTGAAACCTTTCAAGAGTTGGCATTACCGTCTTATAAAACAAACATAGACAATAAAGTTGATATTCATAATGCATACACAACATTAGCCTATCATATTGATTGTGGTAAAATGGTAAAGCGTTTGCAAGAAATATGTCAAAGAGATATGACTATTATAAAAAGTGAAGTTGTAAATGTTAATAGAGATAAAGAAGGATATATTGAGAGCTTAGGTCTAGAAAACGGACATCAACATTACTCAGACTTTTATATTGACTGTACAGGCTTTGGCTCAATACTTAAAAAACCAGATAGAGTTGAGCTATTAGGCGAAGGTAGATTATTTACTAATACTGCTGTTGCAGGACATGTAGAGTACGAAGATATAGAAAAAGAGCGTACACCATATGTAAATTGTCCTGCTGTAGATCACGGTTGGATTTGGAAAATTCCAACACAATCACGTATAGGTAGCGGAATGGTTTTTAACAGAGATATTACTGACATTGATACTGCTAAACAATATTTTAGCGATCATTGGAATGGTAGAATTAAACCAGAAAATATGAAAGTTATAAATTGGACTCCTTACTATAGTAAAAACTTTTGGGAAAAGAATGTTGTATCTATTGGGTTAAGCGGCGGATTTATAGAGCCTTTAGAAAGTACAGGATTAGCAAGTATGACAACTGGTGTGCAAGAACTTGCAAAAATGATTCCACAACAATGGTACGATGATAGCCGGATTTCTACTTATAACAATTATATGATTGATTGGTACAATGATGCTGTTGACTTTATCAACAGTCATTATGCTGATAGTGAATGGGATACACCTTTTTGGAATTTTGTAAAAGAAACACATGTAAAATCAGAAAAACATAAATTTTATGAACGTTGGTTAAAAGATCCTAAAAGAAGTTTCTATTCTAGAGTAGATTCAGTCACACTATTTCACCCACCTAACTGGCAACTTTGGTTAATACAAATGGGATATCCGACAAACTCTGATTTATCAAGAATACCTAAGTTAGAACTAGAAGCCCAACAACAAGATTATAATAAACAAGAACACATAAGACATATAGTAAGTATGAAGCACTCTGATGCAATCGAAACTACTAATTTAGGTGTTGACTGGTATTCTAGATTTATGAGCAGAACTGATAGAGATACTTTGATATGAAGATAGTTATTGTAGGAGGCGGAACTGCCGGATGGTTGGCCGCATTAATGATTAGCAAAATTAAGCCTGAACATAGTGTCACTTGTATAGAAAGTAGCAAAATTGGCATCATCGGAGCAGGTGAAGGATCGACTGGATCACTTACTAATATTGTACAAAATGAAATGTTTGACTTTGGTTGTGACGAACAAGACTTTATTAAAGAATGTGATGCCACACTTAAATTAGGTATCAAACATATAGGTTGGAACGAGGATCCTAATAAATTTTATTATGGCCCAATTGATGGCACACCTACTAGTAACGATCGTTGTGATATAGTTTTTCAACATGCATTAGGATATAGAGAACAAGATTATTTGCATTTAGCAACTGAACTTGGTTATAAAATACATCATAATAAAAATAGCTTTGTTCAAATAAATGGTAATCATGCGTACCACTTTGATGCACACAAGGTTGGGCAATATTTTAAGAAAATAAGTGATACAGTAACACATATAGACAGCGAAGTAGACCATGTTCAAGTAAATGGAGAAACAGGTTATGTTGATGCAGTAAAACTAAGCAACGGTGAAACTGTAGAAGGAGATATGTTTATTGACGCAAGTGGTTTTAATCAGGTATTAATAAAAGCAGTTGGCGGTAAATGGAAAAGTTATAAAGAAAATTTACCTGTAAACGGTGCTTTACCATTCCTTTTGCCATATGAAGATGATGAAGTTATTCAACCTGTAACAAATGCATGGGCACAAAAAAATGGATGGTGTTGGCAAATACCTACAAAAAATAGGAGAGGTTGCGGATATGTATTTTGCGATGACTTTGTTACTCCCGATCAAGCACATGCAGAAGTAGAACAAACAATTGGACGTAAAGTTGAGCCAATTAGACACATTAAGTTTGATAGCGGACGTCAAGAAACATTATGGATTAAGAATGTTTTATCAATTGGGCTATGTGCGGCTTTTGCAGAACCTTTAGAAGCAACAAGTATTCATACAACAATAATGCAATTGAAACATTTTATATTTGGATCTTTAGGAGCAACCAGAGATATAACATGTAACGAAGGAACTGTAACAGAATATAATAAAACTAATGCTCATTTATACGATACTATGAAAGATTTCTTAGTTGCACACTACACCTGCGGACGCAAAGATACAGAATTTTGGAAGTATATTAACAGCGGAGCAACAAGCACAGACTTTGTTAGATCAATGCACGAAGTTTGTAAACACAGAGTTCCTAATGCAACATTATTTCCTCGTCAAGAAGGAAGTGCGGGATGGCCATTATGGAGTTACGTACTTGCAGGCACAGGCGCACTTACATCAGAAGTTGCTGAGAAAGAAGTTAAGTTCAACAACGATGAACTCGTAGGCGATAGTGCGTATACATATCATGTCACAGACTTTGATAACATGAGTAAAGATTTGCCAGACAATTCTGATTATATAAGGAACATGTAAATGATAAAAGTTTACGGCGATATCATGCTCGATCGTTGGATTGTGGGCAGTGCAGGACGCATAAGTCCTGAGGCACCTGTTCCTATTTTACTAGAAAAAAATCAAAAATATAGTATAGGCGGTGCGGCTAATATGGCTCTTAATCTTCAATCTTTAAATGATCAGGTTAGTATGTTTGGTTGTGTAGGACAAGATGATGAAGGCTTACAGCTTCGTAAAATGCTTGAAGAAACAGATTTAAATCTACAAATAGCCGACGATCAAGATGTAACTACAACAAAAACAAGACTAGTAGGACAAGGTGGACAGCATATAATACGTTGGGATAGAGAAGAAAAATATCAAGGCAAAGGTGCTTTTGAAAAACTATTGCATAGTGTAATAACAAACGACTTTATTGTTATAAGTGATTACAATAAAGGCACAGTAAATGAAAATACTGTTAAAGAATTAGTAAAAAGAAATTGCAAAGTATTTGTAGATCCAAAGCAAGGCCCTGAAATTTACAAAGACGCTTTCTTAGTAAAACCAAATATGTCTGAGTACGAAGCATGGTTTGGTGAATTTAATCTTGATAGTGCAAGACAAGCGTTGGATAAGTTTGGCTGGACTTGGTTAGTTGTTACAGACGGCAAAAGAGGTATGCATGTTATAAACAATATAGGCAAATACAAACATTTTCAAGAAGAAGTCAAAGAAGTTGCTGATGTCACAGGTGCAGGTGATACTGTTTTAGCTGTATTAGTTTATGGTTATGAAAAGGGTATGGATATATTTGATGCATGTCAATTAGCATGTTATGGAGCGGCACGTAATGTTGAAAAAAGAGGTGTTGCTGTTATAACAAAACAAGAACTTCATGGCAAAGTTGTATGGACAAATGGTGTGTTTGATATACTACATATTGGCCATTTAAAGCTACTTAGACACGCACACAGCCTAGGAGATAGGTTAATTGTGGGTATTAACAGTGATGCAAGTGTAAAACGTTTAAAAGGGGATCTAAGACCCATTAACAATCAAGAAACACGTAAACAGTTACTATTGGAACTTGGATTTATTGACGAAGTTCTAATATTTGACGAAGATACTCCATTAGAAATAATAGAAAAAGTGCAACCTGATTTGATTGTAAAAGGCGGAGACTACACTGTAGAGACAACTGTAGGACATCACTTAGCTGACGTAGAAATATTTCCAACAGTCGATGGACATAGTACAAGTAGTATTATAAAAAAGATTGACAATGACAGTAAATGATAGTACAATAGAGGTATAAATGAAGATATTGGTTACAGGACATAAAGGATTCATTGGCGGATATATTGCCAATTATCTCACTACAAAAGATCATGTAGTAGAAGGCTTCGAATGGGTTGAAAACGTTGTACCCAACGTTGAAGGATATGACTGGGTAATTCATTGTGGTGCAATTTCAGACACTACAGAAAGAGATGTAGAGAAGGTTTGGCGGCAAAATTACGAATTCACACTACGACTTATGCAAGTGTGCGAACATTATAATACTAATATTCAACTTGTAAGTACATCTGCTGTATATGGAAACAACACAAAATTTAATGAGAATGATCCTGTTTATCCACAAACACCTTATGCATGGAGTAAGTACCTAATTGATAAGTTTTTAAATGACAATGGTTATGAAAACTTTGGAATGCTTGTGCAAAATTTTAGATATTTTAATGTATATGGTCCAGGTGAAGGACACAAAGGCGATCAAATGAGCTTGGTTAGCAAGTTTCAAAAACAAGCCGCACATGATGGTGTAATAAAATTATTTGAAGATAGTGACAAATATCAAAGAGATTGTGTAAGTGTGCATGATGTTGCTGTTGTACATGAAAAAATGATGCACGAAACAGATGCTAAAGGCTTATATAATTTAGGTACAGGCAAAACAAACAATGTAGAAGAAATTGCAAACATAATTGCAAAAAAATATAATGCAAAAATTGAATACATTCCTATGCCTAAACATCTAAAAGGTCAATACCAGGAATATACTTGTGCAGATAATGCAAAACTACATAATACTATAGCAATGAGACATTGGCATACAATAGAGGAATACATAAATGGAACCGACTAGACTTAACGGTAAAGTAGACAAGGGCTGGGGTTATGAATTAATCTGGGCAACAAACGACAAGTACTGTGGTAAAATTATGGTATTTGAAAAAGTTGGTGCAAAGTTTAGTATGCATTTCCATAAAGAAAAAGATGAAACTTGGTTTGTTAATAACGGACGTTTTCTGTTAAATTATATTGATACAAACACTGCTGAATATAAATCACAAGAACTTACATCAGGAATGACTTGGCATAATCCGCCTTTACAACCTCATCAATTAGTTTGTATGGAACCTGGTAGTAGTATAACTGAAGTTAGTACACCTGATAGTGTTGAAGACAATTACAGAATAGCACCAGGTGATAGTCAAAAACCAAAACCTGCTATGCCTGAAGGTGAAATAGTAGAAGAAGTACCAGACTATTAAGCCTGAGCTTCACCCCATTTAATAATAATATTAGCATCTACTGCTGTACCTGAAGTTTTATAAACGTTCAGTGCAAGTACGTCTGGACCATTAGGGAAAGTACCTCTTCCACCTAGTGTAGTATTTGTAAGTTCTTTCAATAGTCCTAGATCCAATGTAGATCTTTCTCCAGGTTGTGCAATGAATGAAAAGACTGTTTCA